GCCATACTAATTCAACCTCCTATTTCTTGTAATATAATCTCAAAGCATCATCTAAAGTTTTAATTTCATCAAAATTATTCTTTTGCGAGGGATTTGTCCCACTGCCTATTTTGCTAGGCTGGATATTAAGAAGCTTTTTTAGTTCTTCTACATCTTGTCTTATTTCTTCTTCTGTTGTTCCAAAAATGCGATTTGCCCAAGATTTAGGGAGTCCCATTTCGTCTAAAATTCTCAATTTTGTTGCTTCAAGCCTAGCCTCTGCAGCTTCTCTTTCTTTTTCTAAGAGCTGTCTTTCATATTCAGCTAATTTAGCTTGCAGTTTCTCCTGTTCTGTCATTTGAGACTCCTTTATCTTTTGTAATTCCTCAGCAGCCTTTTTAAACTGCTCATAATCCTTGTATTTTTCTCTTTCTCTTTTAAGCCTCTCTGCAATGATTTTTTCAAGCTCTTCCTGCGTAAAAGTTTTTTGCTGCTGAGTAACATTATCCGCTGTTTGATTAGTATCATGAGCGCCCTGCCCAGCGTCAGCAGGATTGCCTTGTATTGTTTTATTCATATCATCAACCATTATCTTTACCTCCTTTTATTCCAGCGATTAACCGCTCGCTGTCAGCGTAAGTTTTTATGCAAAAATAAAAGCACTCTTGATTGAGTGCTTATCAGCTATTTTGTTTTGGCTTCATGCCTGCAAGTTTGAGTATGCTCTCAGGTGGCTCTTCATCAAGCATATTGCGGTATAAACTCACAAGCTTTTTAGCTGCTTTGCGTTTTTCTTCCATTGGTGCATCTACGCCTCCACGAGCTCCAGCCAAAGCTGCAGCTGCTGCATGAATGCCATTTCTGTTTAAAGTACCATCAGGTTCACGGACTGGCAGTTTACACTGCTCCTTACTTGTATATTCGCTTTTCGGCACAAGATGTATCAAACAAGCATTCCACCATTGTTCTTTATCATAGTCACTTTCACTAAAATTGCTCCATTGCTTATTAGACACCTTCTCAGCCACTTGGTACTCACCTCCTTGTAAGAAGGCATAAAAATACCGCCCTGGCATATCGTGCCTTGGCGGTTACTCTTGACGGTTACTAATGAGCTATTACCTCAAGCTCAGTTACAATATCCTTAATCGGCTTTCCGTCCAGTTTGAAATTATTAATAAAGTCATCAATTCCGTTAAATGTTTGCTCCGTCTCTTGTTTAAAACTTTCTGCGATGTTTATTTTCTCGCCATCATAATCCAAAGAATATTCTTCCCCGTTATATTGGAATATTATCTCTCCAACATCGTCTATATCAGTTATAAATTCTTTAAGATTTTTGTATTTATCATAAGGCATCATACATCATCACCATCCCATATATCCTTTATAAACTCTTTTTCCTGTTCTGTAGGCTTACGCCATTTTTTCGACCGTTTGCCATCAATCCATTCATGTACATGTGGTACATCATGTGCCCATGGCTTATTATGGTCTGTAAGGTCAATATCTATTTCCGCATTTCCTTTTTCATCGTAAAATCTCCTCTGAATTATTTTATTCAATTTGGGATTAATTAAGTCTATAACTGCATTAGGAAAAGCTTTTGTGCTTTTGTTTGCGGTACCTTTAATAGTAATTATACCACGTTCATCGTCAATTTTCACTATGTTGTTTATATTCAAATTTGCAAGGTATTTATCCAACTCATTCAAATAATGTTTATCGATATTGTTTATCTTGTCACCTACTTTTTCATAGCTCTTTTTCAATTTTCCAGCAGCTTTTAGCCGTTCTATCAATGGAGCTTGCTCATTGTAAAGCACTTCCCTTGCTCTTCGCCTGATAGTCTGTATTGTTACCTTATCACGCATTTCTTTGTAGTCCTGCTTCTCTTTTTCGCTTCTCGGATCCTCGGTTAATGATGTATTACTATACTTTTCTGTTTCTTCAGCATTAGGGTCAAGTTCTCGCACATATGGCATTAATACATGTCTACAGTTCGGATGACGGGGAATAACTACGCCATCTTCCCCATATTTCGGATATCTCTTATCTTTGCCTGAAAGGCTGTATACTTTGCCTTGAATTGGAGCACATAAATGACATGTCGGATAGTGTGTAGAAATTTTCACCAAATCAATATCGAATTCCTGGCAGGCATTAATTGTCGCAACTGTTGCTGCTTCTCTCGTTAGTGTCCTTGCAACCATTTCGGCATAACTATCAAGTCGCCATTCTCTGCCTAACCTGTCTTTAAATCCTGTTAGCCCTTTACTAAGCAAGTCCTCCATCAAATTCTTTTTCATTTGCTGCCATGTCTCACCGCTAACATATTTCCTGCCTGCTGCTTCTAAACTTGCTTTTCTAAAATAATCATCAAATTTACGCCCCACAAATTGAGTTGCATCTCTAAGATTGTCATAAAGGTTTTGCGCTAATACATCTATAGCTCTCTGATGTATTTGACTAAAACTCGGATTTTGTATTGCCTCACCTTTTAATTGTTTAATAAATGCCATTACTTCAACATAATTTTTCTGATATATTTTTGGTACATTTTCCTCAATCCACTTTGCAGCGTTTTGGTCCAACTGCTCTAAAATCTCAATAATCTGCTTCAATATGTCTTTGAAATACACTGTATTCTGCTTCTTTGCTTCTTTTTCCAATATGACCTTGAGCACATTCAAAAAGCCCTGCCGATAAAGTTCGACAAGGCTTTGTATTAGTTTTTCTTCATCAAAGTTAGGCATTTATATCACTCACTTTGTTGTTGCTGATTCTGTTGTGTTTGTAATGTTGTTGTAAATAGTGCCGGTGTTTCCTGTGCTGTTTCAACTGCTATCTTTGCTAATTCTTGTTTTAAAGTCTCTGCATCAAATTCAAATAAATGCTTTAAAGCTGTTTCTCTGCTAATAAGCCCGTTTTGAACAAGCATTGAATAGATTTCTGCCTGCTCTTTTTCGTCATCTGGTAATCCATCGTTCCAAGCTATATTAATTGTCTCTAGTTCTATTCCATTGCCATATAAAGCCTCTAATTTGCTTGCAAGCCATAAAACTTTCTTTATAGCAGGGTCAAACCTCATGCGTATTCGGTTTACTTTTGCTAAAGGTGCCATCATTAACCTTCTCAATGCACTTCCGCTTTCTGCTAAACCCTGTTTAAGTTGCCCAAAAGCTGCTGCTGATGTCTCTGATAGCGCATAAAATTGCTCCATTAGCAGGTCTATTTCTCTAAATGCAGCATCAAGCTTCCCATCCCACACCACATAACCCGGTGGTTGTTCGCCTTGTTCTACAGGAAAATATTTTCCTCCTCCTCTGACAACCCACTCACCAAGCTCGTTTTGTTCAAGTGCTGCAGCAGGTCCATACATATTAGGGTCTGCGTGCTTGTCAAGGATTCGGCTAATTTGTGCAATTCTAATTTCAATCTCTTGAATAATACTATCAAGGTCGCTGTAATCATCAAGTCCGTATATTCTGTCGCTTGTCTGCATATTATGGACGGGTACCACTAAGAAATCATCAATTCCCGTATATATTTCCGGTTCTAAATCCGGGTAAAAAGTTTTTATATCAATTTCGTTTTTTATGGTTCCATCTTTCAATTCAAAAAGTCTATTTGTGATTTTACCTCTTTCGTGTATTTCAAGTCTAAGATAAGTGGTCTTTTTGTCCTTGCTTAGCAACGTCGGCGTCGGCACTTCGAATGTCCAAGCTATGATGTGAGCTTGCACATCTTTTATGTTGTCTGCAGTCACAACAGGAAACCAAAGCGATGGTGGAACTGCTTCTATAATTGCTCTTTTATCATATCTCGTTTTAAATATGCCATCGCCATATCTGCTCAAATCTATTGCTACTTCGTAAGCTGTGTTTAAAAAGTTATTGCTTTTGATAATTTTGTCTAACTGTTCCTGCTCTTTACTTCCTGTTTCTCCTGCTGTTATTCTAGGTGGTTCTCCAAGAAGTAGGTCAGCCCACAATGTTGATAAACGTCTTGGCCAATTTAAAATAATTTCAAGTGTTGCTTTTTTGTCATCTCTGAGTAATCTTATCCAATCTTTAAATACAAGTTCATGTCTGCCTTCAAAGAGCTTCCTATTTTGGTCATATCGTTGTAATCTTTCCATTTCACTGTCTGGAGGCCACTTCTGCCCAATATTAAAATAACTCAAGTCGGTTATCATCATATCACCGCCTTATTATACGAAACTAAACTTTCGCCTAATTACCA